TTTTAGCATAGTAAATATGCCACCCTCTGATCTGGTATCTTCTCCCTCTTTCATTTGCTCAAGGAGCATGTAAGTAAGGACTTGCTCATTCATTGGAGCAAGATTTGCAAAGTCTGAGAGTGAACCCCCAACGGTTTTAAAATCGCGGAACATCCGGACTCCGTCAATCTTTCGACGGACGCGCATATCAAGTTTTCCTTGGAGTTCGACTTCTCCATTGAAAAGCGGTATAGAGATTTTTTCTTCTGTTGAGATAATATCTAACTCAGCGTCAATGCCGTTCTCTTCTACCCACTCTAGGTAGCCTTCGAGCATGATTCGACCTAACTCTGCTTCTGAGTCAAGTGCGGTTGTGTCACGCAATTCCGTCTCTAGCGTTAGACGATCTTTTTTAACCAATTCTTCGTGGGCATCTAGCAGGTAGACACCCTGAGCGTAGTAGTCATCTAACGCAGCGTGGATACGAGTCCCCATAGCCAGAGGGCCTGTATGGCTTTTTTGTTTTGGCTGCATGGCTCTGTAATACGATAAGAACCATTTTCTTCGACATTCTTTGAATGTCTGGATTTCAGAGTTTGAAAGTCTTACGGTCATAGTTTCCCTGCCTTATCGTCTTTAAGAAGTTGAATAAGTTTATCTTTGTCACGAACAATCTGTTCGAAATTATCCGCTTTTGTGTCTAGCACTTGAATTACACGTTCTTCTATAGACCCTTCAGTAACATAGTCTGTGATAACAATAGAGTCATGGATTTCTGAACCAATCCTGTGTACTCGGTCTAGGGCTTGTTTGTAGTCAACCAATGACCAAGGTCTCTGTAGCATAATAAGTCTACGGGCTGCTGTCAAGGTAATACCAACTCCACCCGCTTGAGCAGTAAACAAAATCCACTTTATTTTTCCGGACTGAAAATCTTCAACGGCCTTTTGACGTTCGTCTTCGTCTTGAGCACCAGTAATCAATCCGTGATCAATTTTAGCTTTTGTCATAGCAGTGCTAAGGAGCTCAATTAGTTGGCGAGACACAGCGCACACCGCAACGGAGTCTTCGCCAAAGTCTCCACTTTTAATGTCGTCCATAAGTTGATCTACTTTGCATGATGGCTCCGTGAGGACTGCCTTAGATTCTCCTGAAGATTCGTCCACCACAATTTCCGCGAATGAAGAAGCAAATTGACTTAAGCGAAGAGTCTGTGTAAGAACGCTAGGAGCCGTTAAGATCTCTCCATCCTGTAACTCTGCAATCATATGGTCTCGCATCTGATTATATGCTTTCTTTTGCTTAGTAGACATCTCAACATCTCGTCGCTCATTGACAACTTCTGGGAGCCAAGGAAGTACTGTTTTTTTAAGCATTCTCCTCATACGAGGGTTTACAGCCTTATAAAAGTCTTCCTGCATATGTGGCTTGACGCCAAGAACCATCAGACCGCCAAAAGCGTTCATCATTGTGTCAATGTACATGTCAATCCACTTTGTTTTGCTTGGCCAGTCTTCTGGCGAGAGCCAATGGAGTATGGACCACATGTCCACAACATTGTTTGCTATGGGAGTTCCGGTAAGAGCAAATCTAATCTTTGCATCTCCCGTAGCAGACCACAGAGCGCGAGTTTGTTTACTCTTAGGTTCTTTAGATCTATGGATTTCGTCTGCCACAACAGACCCGAAGTTAATTTTATTTAGTTCTTTAATATGGACTTCGCATCGATTAGCAGAAACTTTTTCGTCAAGGCCACCGCAAGCAACACATCTTGTTAGGGCAATAGAGCCAAACCCAGCCAAGCGAGAGTGCATACGAAGAGACTCCCAGTTAATGATGACTGCCGTTTTTTGATTGGGGTCAGCATCTTCGTCTAAAATCTCATCAAAAAGTTTCTTACGCTTAGCCGAAGTCCCTTTTACTACTACTGGCTCAACTTCAGGCCACCACATAGCAAACTCTCGTTCCCAGTTTTTCTTAAGAGTATTAGGACAAACAATTAGTGCAGGGAATACAGTCTCCCCGCCCTCATGCAACCCCTTTAGCGCACGAATTGCTGTGGCGGTTTTACCAAGCCCTGGTTCGTCGGCAAGAAGGGCCTTTTTTGCCGTCTTAAGGAAGGACACTCCTGCTCGTTGGTGTGGGAACAGGTCTTCGTCCCCCTCTCCTTCAACAAGCTCTCTTAGTGCCATGCTTGGGTTAATTTGATTGGTTACAAGATCTGTAGCCCACTGGGCCAATCCGTCTTCAATAACGAGATGCTCTCTGAACGTAGACCTAAGCGCTAGGCAACTTGCCCAACTTAGGGGGACACGCCACACCTTTTCTGCTGTGTTCCAAGAAGACCCCGGAATACTCTTACAAAGCTCCTTATACCGCCATTCAGCATCAATTCTGATGTGCTTTCCGGTAATTAGATCTAAATCTACAGAAACTGTCATTTTTGTCCCTTCATGTATATACGGAGATACTAGCACAGAAAAGTTTTTAGTTCAATTATTCGCTAGTGCTTTTTAATCTAGTAGGGCTGTTGGCTTCCATCCCAGTTTAACTAGGGCCAGAAGACCATGCCGTATTGCGTCATTAGCGTGCCCCTCACCGCCCTTGTGCCACAATTCGAGCGTTTTCAGCGCAGGGTTAGGGAACATATTTTTGGCGTTCACAGGGGCTTGAAATGCGATATTTAGGGGGTCGTAGCCTGATCGACGGCAGATGTGTTTTAACACGCCAATATTCTCTAAACTCCAAGGAGCCTGAGAGTTTCGTACCGTCTGGGCGTTTATAACAAAAGATTCACATGCCACAACGTACTCCCCCAATTCGGAGCAAATTTTAAACCCTTCTTCGACACTGTCCGCAAATATGTCCGGTTGAACCTCGGTGGACCAAACTAAGTCTGGAGTAGGATTCCCACTTTCTGTACCCCATTTAAGTACAGCAATCCCGCTTGCTTTTCCCGGGTCTACTGATAGAACTAAAAGATTACTCATATTTCTGCCCCCAGTTCTCAAAAGGACCATCAACTCCGGCAGTAAGAGGAACTGCCCAACCCTCGTTTGTGGTCATACATTCCTGAACAGTTCTCATAATTTCTTGTACGTCCTTCCTAGGAGCCTGCAAAACAATTTCATCATGTACGGGAACAATCATTAGTTCTGTCAAGTCTGCCATGTCCATCTTTACTAAGTTCATTTTAAAAACTTCAGCTGCACTTGCTTGGACAAGATAATTAGTCAGCGAATACACTCGATCATCGTCGCAAGGGAGCCTTCTACCGGTAACAGTTCTAACATATCCTTGACCCTCTGCATTGAGTCGTTTAGTTCCTATGTCTTCAATTTGTTTTTGTAACTGCTTTACACCCGGATATGCACGATCAAATGCGTCTACCACGGACTTCATTTGATCTTCGGGCACACCGGACGTTTCGGCCATCTTTGTTACGCCTGCTCCGTACAGCTTGCCGTAGATTGTTGACTTTACTAGCTTCCTTCTAGGGTCAGATTTTATCAGTGAAGGGTCCTGATAGATGTCGCGCATAATCTCTGTAAAAGGGTCGCCACCGGTAGAGTCTGCCTGATTAAACAAACTAATCAACTGAGCGTCCTGACTCATCGCGGCAGTCAAACGAAACTCAACTTGGTCTAGGTCAGAAGAAATAATTACATGGTCTTCGTCCTTGGGAATAAACGCCCTACGAACGGTAGCGTCTCCGGTAGGTAGAGTTTGTAGGGCCGGATCAGACATGGCCATGCGTCCGGTCCTTGCACCAAGAGTACGAATAGAAGGATGTAACACGCCGTCCACATGCTTGTCCATAAAGTTTGAGAAGTAGGTAGATGCCAGTTTTGCCGCTTTTCTTTGTTGCAGTACCGCAGTTGCTAATTCTTTTACCTCGCTATTACCCGTAACTATCAACTTTTCCATCTGCTCTTTAGATGCAGACTTTTGTCCAGATGGAGTTACCTCGGTAATTACTCCACCTAATCTATCTACTAAGCGAACTAACTGAGGATTACTAGTTATGCTTGCACCTTCATATTTTTTTGATGCCCACTCTTTAACTTTCTCTGTGTAGTCAATAAGTTCGTCATACTTTTTCTTTGAGTAGTCAAGGTCTACACGCGCACCATTAATTTCCATACGAGTGGTTATTTTTCGTGTAGCCATTTCAAGTTCGTAGGCTTTTTCGTACTGACTTCCTGGGCCACACTCCTTATAGAATTTTTCCCAAAGACGCATAGTAATGATAGGATCAAGAGCACCGTATTGCCAGTACGGACCAAAATTTACTGGCGTAGTTCCCCAAGTCCAGCCATTCTCTGCCAGTTGAGTACTAAGTGTGGCCTGCAAGCTTGCGGATCTGGGGTCTACATGTAGTGAGGCTAATCTTTTTAGAGCAACAGACCCTATCGGATCTATTAGGTGCGCCATGATCATTGTGTCATGCGCGTTATGCCAAGGAATTTCCCATTTAGATTTTACAGCAAACCATCTAGCTTCAAAGGCAATGTTGTGGCACACAACTGGTCCGCTAAAATTTTTAGTGAATTCGTAGAATACCCCAGACCATTCATCCCAAGGGATGGCCCAGCCTTGCATACCGTCACCTATCTGAACTAGACGGATGTTTCCATGCCAAGGAGATAAGGCATCGTCCTTATGATTACCGGGGATTTCTCCGGTCTCGATATCAACACCTACTGCATCATAAGGTCGGCGTTCTGAGGCCCATGCAAGAAATTTTGACGCCATTTCTACACTATCTACCAAGTGTAGTTTTACATCTGAGAGTCCGTTCGTAGCTTCAGTCACTTTTTCTCCTGCTTAATGTCATTTGTCTTTGTACCTACTGTAGCTCTTTTACGGGATCATTTCAACCCTATAGACTCCGTCAATACCTGTATCTTTATCTGAAGCATTCTCTAAAAGCCTCTGGGCTACATTAGTTAAATATCTAGCGCCACCAGTATCATACTTGTACAGGGCTTCCAGTACGGCTCCTGGGTCTTCCGATACTTGAGCCCAATTACGAAACTTCTCGGGAAAAACTACAGGTAAGTTAAAGTCTGGGTAGCACTCTTCGCAAGGAAGTGCATCATCGAGCAAAGCCTCAGTTGAAGACTCGATTAGTCCGTATCGTTTTACCAACGAACATGCCGCACCATGAAACACTAGCGAGGCACCAACTCTTGAGAGAATGTATGATCCGCTTTCTGTTCTATACAGTTTGAATTCTATCCACCGAGTCGATCCGGTTCTCCACGAACTAGACTCCCCGAGTAGTCGTCCCTCAAATTGTAAGATCCGAGAACCGTCTTTTACTTCATACATTTATTGTCTCCTAAGTCGCTGTATGACATAAGTCTATCGCAGGTTTTCATTGTTAGTGGCTGTGTCCGGAGCTGGCTTTGCCATCTATCTGTGTTTGAAGGGCAGCAATCTCGTCATATATATCAAAAAGATCATCGATATATGTATTTTGGTCTACAAGAGCCACGCCGTTTAGTAAAAAATTCTGCCAACTAACCCCAAATTCAACGGCACTGGGACCCAAAATAAATCCAGCTCCAGAAGAAATACCAAAGTTTGTGTCGGTCATAGTCATCACGGCTCCCCCCGTGCTAACGATAAACCCCGTACCAGCCAAAACTACGTCTGAAGCCGCATTCAAGAGTAGGGAACCCTCAGAAGTAATAGTGTCTGCAAAAACACCCTCTAAAGTCACGCCACTTAATACTACGTCAACACCTTCAAGCAGAGAATCATCGGTAATTGTTACCTGTTTAAGTTCTCCATTAGTCATATCAAAAGCATCTGTAACTATAAAATTTGCACCTTCTATAGTGTCAAAAGTAGAGTTAGTTATTTCACAGCTATCTATTGTAGAATTACTTATGTTGGAGTCAGTAATGTTGCTTGATGTAATGTTTTTTCCGTTAATTGCATCCATCTCAATTTGATCTGTGTCAACGGCACCATCCTGTATTTTTTCGTTTGATATAGCGTCTACACCAATAAGAGGCTCTACAATCGCCTCTCTTCTCACATTATTTGTGAAAATGAAATTGTCTGCCAGTTTCCTAGGTGTCGGACGTCTTGTAAGAAAAGACAGTCTAGACTCTGCACTTACAAGTCTGTTAGATACGTTTCTCTTAGATCTAAATCTATTGCTAGCCATCTTATGCCTTCTTTCCTGTATCTACTTCCCATTCTGGGATTAGGTCTAGTGAAACTTTTTCAGGAAACGTTGGCATGTTTGGGACAGAAACTTTTACAGAGTTAATTTTTCGTAGCAAAATATCGTCTCTAGGTTCTAAAGGACTGGCAAGTCTCTCCTTGAAGAACTGATCGTTTATGAAAAGACTGCACCATAGCCCGGGTTTTAGTGAATCTACTTGCGGGAACATTGATCCGTTAACAGACACCGTCATTTTGGTTATAGGAGGCTGAAACTCTAGTAGGTATCTCTGCGCGTGAGAGTAAAGTTCTTCTTCGTCGTAGACATCATTTTTATCTTCTACCTCGTCTAGCAAAGGCCATCCCCGAGAAATAAGATATTGATTGCTAGCAGCGGCATAAGGCTGACTAGCGTCATCACCTAGATCAGGGATATTTCCACTAACAAAAAATCTTGTTGCGGCATTCTCTGCAGATTCTTCCATACTAAACTGATCTATATTACCCGGATATTCAAAGACTAAGTTATTAGCTCCTGGGAATCTAGATATAGGAGATACAGAACCATCTGCTGGGGCACCCGGGAGCTGTATTGGCATAAGAACAAAAGTTCTCCTAAACTCTGCTTGCTCAAAATCATAGTCACAGTCTATTCGGTACTCAAAACCGTTTAATATGTCCGAATATCTATCTAACTCTTCTCCAATAGACTTAAGTTCAAAACCCCTGATGTTAGTATTTTCTGCGTTACTACCAGAAAAATCTCCTGAGTATAACAAGCCAAACTCTGAACTGTAGGGGAAGGAGCCATAAGTTCCGGAAGTAAGTGTTGGTGTCACAACAGCAGAGCCACCGCTTGATTGAAATTCCTGGTCGTAGATTCCTCCAGAAAAGTACGAGAACCTTGTTGGGCTATTTATTTCTGCGATAAAGTGGGTTCCGTTAAATATTGCAATAGTCTCTGTCCCGTTGTCCACTCCATCTATCACTACGCTGTCAAACTCCTCAAACCCATGAGGAGCATTTGTAGTGAGTGTTATTTTATAGTTTTCTAGTTCTTTATGTGTAACGGATAATGACTTAACTGCTGGAAACTGCTCTGGGGTGTTTGGAGATCCAGTAGCTACATAAGTAAAAGTGAAGTCATTTGGTATATCTATAATTAAAGCATTTCCATTATAGGTTGAGTTTACATTAGAAATATACACAACCTGATTCTCTATAGCATTGTGTGGTAGCTGTGTATTAACTGTCCCTACACCGTCAACAATTTGTGTTCTAGTTATCCGGACATCTGTCCCTAGAGCAGGCTCAATCTCTTCATTAGGGAACGATTTATCAATAAAATCTATAAATGTGCTGTCTAGTAGTTGACGTACATAGTCAAATGTATCTGAACGAATATAGACAATTGCTAGGTCATAAGTCCCTGAAGGAAGTGTGGGAATATTTATAGAGAATATACTGCTTTGAGGGTTGAGGGTTGTCTGCACTGTAAAGTACCCGTTGTAGATAAAATCACTTACTTCTCTAAAAATTACTCGTACGCTTGCACCAGGTTTTACCGTGTTAAATTCTGAATAGTTAAGTAGCGTAACTTGGCAGGCCCCATTGTCGGAAACGACTCTTGCTATGTATTCGTTGTTTATGGTTTTCCACGCCACTCTATGGTACAAATAGCTGGTAAATTCGGACGCTGAAACACTAAGTTTCCTACTTATAATGTCATAGGTTCTTGTCCAAATAATTCCCCCCCAAACGCAGACGCCGTTTCTAACAACATACAAACACGTTTTCCCCGGTTGCGTGCTGTTGTATAGATCTAGATGAGATGTACCAGAATCTACGCTTCCCGGCTCAGTAGATCCAACCACCCTCTGAGTTTCGGGAATAACTTCTATACTTCCAGAAAATTGTCCGGCTGATTTAATAGATCTTTCCCAGCTAACATCCTTAAACGGTATTTCAGAAAGAATAGTGTTGGTAAGAAAGTCCGTAGTAAAAAACTTATAGTCAGCGTAGTATCCAGCAATATCTGGGTTGTCTAGGCCGTAACTGTCAAATACACCTAAACCCGCTAGCGGATTAACTGGCATTTAATATCTCCTATGTCTAACGTCTTTATAGTTGAAACTACCCGATCCAACCAGATCTATAGTATATCTGAGCCGTTGCAGTGCTACCTACTAGATTGTTTGGATCATAGTACTGAACAAGGTTCAATCCAGGATTCAGTTTTATCCAATCTGCTAGAGGATCAATAAGGGATCTGGCACCAGAAACTTCGCCATCCAACGATACAGAGTTGTCGTACGTGTCGATATCTAAAACGCTTTCGGAAGGAATATCTTCTCTCAAAATTATTAACTCAAGTCTGGTGGCATTTTGAATAACAGTACCGGCACTTACCGGACCAAATATTCTTATATTGCATGGGGTGGGGGTGTTACCTACATTCTCAACAACGGCTTGTCCGGGAGCACCTTCTAGGTCAAGGATAGGAAGATTTGCAATATCGAAGCCGTCAGGATCGTCATAGTTCCACGAATACTTAATCGGATCAGGGGCTCTTAGACCGATAGAAAAATTTGTTCTTCCTCTAGCATTTACTGTCTGAATCATCGGCCTACCACTAAGACGTACCCAAGCTACCTTGTTGTAGTTACTCTCGTTTACTCGCAACCAAGTCCCTCTATAAACAAGATTTGCCGCATCAATAAGTCTTTGTCTGGCCAAAGGAACGTAGCTGCTGTCCGGGACAATGAAAGACCCCGAAAGAGTTAACTGTCTAAATCCCCACCTGCCACGAACATCGTATGAACCGTCTGCATTACCTCGGGGGTAGTCTGGAACCTCTGGATCAGGGACATTCCACCAACCCTCAATATCTTCTACTACCCACACAATGCCGTCAGAATCGATTGTGTTCAAGACAAACTCACCAAGAATAATGTCGGACTGTAGTTTAAGACCAGTTATGTGCGGATATGGCTCAGGAGTCAATCCACGGTTTACCTGTGTATTTTCGTAACTCTGTAGTGTTGGGTCTACCATTATACCGATCCCTTACGCATCATAAATGAAATCTCTCTTGATATAAGTGATGCTAACTCTACCTCATCCATACCTGGGCTTGGGTAGACATTAATTGTTGCTCCGCCACCCTCTCCGCCAGACATCATGTTAATCATTGCTATATCTCTTTTTGAAAGTCCGTTCTGGTCTAGGGGTTCAACTCTTTCAGATCTACCTGCCTCCCCAATAACAGCTAAAGTTCCCCCTCTCCTAGCCGGTACAATCCCACCTTCGGCCAGACCTATTGGGAATAGAGGGTCGCTAAATCTTGGAATGTCCTCTAAAGGATTTAGAAAGTTTATACCGTCAATAAGATTGTTTGCTCCTCTAGCTAACCTATTCAAAACTCTCTTAACTACGTCAAAGGCGGCAGACAATCCGCTTGACAGTCCGCTCCACATCCCAGTTAAGAACCCCTTAACCTTTGAAACTACTTTATCTACTTTAGTTTGTATCTTGTCAAACACGTCTTTAACTTTATCCCATACAGTGCCTATTACATCTTTTACTGTCTCAAATGCTGAAGTAAAGATTGGGAATATATTATTTTTTACAAAATTTACTACCTTGTCTATTCTCGCTCTTATGAGGCCCCAAACCTCTAAAATTTTATCTTTAACAGCAGTGAATTTACTTGATATGAGGTCAATAGCGGACTTTAGAGCAGGCCATGCAGTACCTTTAAACCAAGTTACAACCGTATCAATTGCGGTAAATATAAACCCCCAAACGGTGTTAAAGATTCCCTGCAAAAGCTCAAAATAATTTATAACAAGGTTCACCACAGTTTTAATTATTGGCCATGCAGTCTCCTTAAACCAGTTAATAACTGCCCCAATTACGGCAAATATAGTCTCCCAGACAACCTTCATAATCCCAACCAAAAACTTAAAGTACCCAATTATAAGACCAACTACAAATTTAATGATTGGCCACACAATTTTTTGGAACCAGGTGATAACAACTTTGATGACATCATATATGATTCCCCAAACAACTTTCGTTGCCTTCCATAAAAGTTGGAAGTATTCAACTATAAGACCAATAACTGTGTTAATAATAGGCCATACTGTTTCTTGGAACCAGAAAACAAAACCGCTAACAATTTCTTTAATGTACGGCCAAGCATAAACTGCCGCCCTTATTAAAAACCCTAAAGCGTCAATAATAAATCCAATTGCTGCCCCAAGAACATTAAGAATAATGTCTATTATAACTCCAAGAACGGGGACTACATAAGTTCCTATTATGTCCCCCAAGAATTTAAATGCTGACTTTAGCCCGTCCACTATTCCGGTGGTACCACCTAGTGGTGCAAGTGCCTCTTCAAGTTTTAATTTTAGAGTCTCAAATATAGTAATTGCTTTTGTAATGACTCCGTCAATAAGCTTTTTTATCGCCTCTCTAAAGATTTCGCTCTCTCTCCACATAGCAACAAATGCTGCAATTACACCAACTATAATTGCTGTCACTAGTAGCAGAGGTCCTGCACCAAGTACAGCAAGTCTGCCAAAAACAGATAGTTTTTTTCCGGCTTCCTTAAGAGCAACAGAATCTTTCCTGAGCTTAGATAACTTAGTTCCTAGCTTAGTAAAAGGCTCTATAATACCAAGAATAGGAATTTTAAGTAGTTTCCAAGAAAGTCTCATTGCCACCCCTGCGGCGGCAATGCTTGCAACTACTGGCGCAATGGCTTTTACCGCAGGGGTCTCAAATAGTTTGGTAAGCGCGTCAAAAATAGCAGTAAATGTTTTGTAAAAAACGTTGATAGCTTCGGACTCTAGGGTTGCTCTAGAAAACTCAGCAAAAGAAGCAGCAAACTCAGCTATGGCCGGACCAGAATCTGCAAAGACATTAGCGATGTCACCTAAAGTGCCAACAAAATCTGACTCTTTTAAGGTGGTAAAGAATTTTCCAATGTTTGGGTTTTCCCCAAGTTTTAAAAGTTCTTTGACTAGGTCGTTAATAAAACCTAGAATTGGTTTGGCGTTGTTTGCAGTATTTTTGAAAAAGTCTTCAATTCTTTTTAGGCCTTCTGGGGTGTCTGTAAATGCTTTGAAGGCAGCAGCACCATCTCTAAGGAATCTAAGCATGATGAAGCCACCGCTATCTGGCTCCATTTGAGACCCAATGATCGTACCTATACCACTGAAGAAGTCTCCAATAATTCCCCCGATTTCAGCAGCAATTGATCCTGCTTTATTAAAGAATGTCTCTAGTTTTTTGTTCTCTGCTTCTGTATCAAACATCTTGCTAAAGGACTCTGTTATTCTATCTAGGTACGTGACAAATCTAGTTGTCAGAGGCTGAGCAGCTTCGAGAACATCTGTTATCCCTAAAATAACATTAGAGCCGATATTGCCTAGCCCAGGAAGAATAGTGCTATTTATATTGCCCCAGATAGCTTCCAGACCTGTTAAGAACGCTGGAGAAGTTAAAGTACCGGATATCTGCTCTGCGATATCCCCCAATACCGACCCGGTCTCTTCTAACAATGGCTTTAGAGCGGGAAAAAGATTTGTCCTGAGATTTTCTAAAGCGGGAATAAGTTTAGGAAAAAATTCTCTTGCCGCAGCATTTCTCAGCTTGTCAATAGATGGAATAAAAGTGTCAACCATATATCTAACAAATTTTCTCTGCTCTTTAGAAAGTTTGCTAAGTTGATTGGCATACGCATTGGCTGCACCAGCCCCGGCAGCGGCACCTTTTTTCTGTGCCTTTTCTAAGTCTTCTATTGCTCTTATCAAAGCCTGCTGAGCGTCGTATTCGGAGTCAAGACGTTTAATAATAACTTGCTCTAGATTTTCCTCGGCGGCTGAGATTCTTTCTCTGGCCGCTACTTCTGCATCCGCAGCATCTTCCGCTGCTTTTTGTCTGTCCCTACTCGCCTCAACTGCAGCCTCGGCTGCATCTCTTTCTACCCTAGCAAGTCTTACTTTTGCTTCGGCTACATCGTTAGCAGCTTCTACCTCCGCGTCAAACTGCCCTTGAGTAGCAGAGGCTAGTTTATTTTTAGCATCAACTACACCGGCAGTACCGTCTACTCCCTCTTTATTAAGTCTATTTTGCTCTTTTGCCATGTCGGCATTAGTGTCAATTGCCTTTCGGTAATTTAGATCAGCCTGAGCAAAAGCAAGCTCCGCTTCCTTTCTAACTCTGCTGTTTGGAGGAACGTCCTGAACTCTAAGAAGTTTTTCCCTTGCCTTCTCAAGCTCTAGAGCAGCTTTTTTCTCTGATAAAACAGCACCCTCAGCGGCAAACTTAAGTTGTTGGATTTCCTCTCGTCCAGCTTCAAAAGCCTTGTTTAAATTTTCTTGAGCTTCTTGGACTCGGGCTTTTGAGTCCGAAATAGCTCTAGCTGATCTTGCTTCAACTTCCTGAAGCCTTACTTGTGCGTCAGAGATGTTTTCTATTCCTTCTCGAACAACTCTTTCGTACTTTTCTTTCGCTTCTGCAAGTTTTTCAAGGTTATCTTCTTCTGTACGGTAATAATCTGACTGAGCTTTAAAGAGTTTCTTTTCTGCGTCATTTACCGCACGATTACTCTCTTCGTACACTCGTCTAAGGGCCTCTTTAGCGTCTGCAATTCTTCTAAAATAGTTAGTGAGGTCTTGGGCAACTGCTTTAGCTCCACCAGAAGCATCTTTTGCTTTTAGTCCGGCACCTATGGCTTCGCCAACCCCCATAAATGCAAGTTTTAAAGTTACGGCTGCCGCAGCAACTGCTGCAAACACACCGACTAATGCAATGAGGGATGGAACTGCGCCTGCAGTTGTTGCAACCAACCCTAAAAATGCGCCGACTAAGGAACCTACTGCCCCCAAAAGAAGTGCAATACCAGGTCCTAAAGCGTAGGCCGATGCAATTAAAGCATCAAAGGCTGCTCTAGCTCCCTCAGCCTGACTTGCCAGACTAGAGAAGAATCCACCACCACCCCCACCACCGGACATTCCTCTAGAAAGCCCTCGAGAAATGTTTCTTCCAGCATCTTTCCCGATGTCGTCCACATCTTTAAAGGCACTTTTTATGTCTCTACGAACACCGGTAGTGATGGCACGCACAATAATGTGGGCCTCGCCAACAATCATACGTCCGTCACCTCCTTCGACCCTTTATTATCTCACGATATGAGTTAGCCGAGTGGAGCATCTAACACCCCATGATAAGGATTAGGAGCCGATTCCTTAAATTCCGTTGGGGGTATGTACCCCTTCTTCTTTGCTGGCACTCCGTTAGATAGCCCTTCTGGTTCGCCAAACTCTTCTTCATCAAAAGGAGGTAAGTCAGGGTTAAATGACGAGTTTTTAGTGCTAGGACTTGCGTAAGGATAGGTAGTTTCGTACATATCCTCGTACAGTCTTATTCTGTACAAGTCTTTTGCTTCCGCATACTCGCCTATAGTGTCTTCAAGATCTTTTTCGAACATGTAGTGAATCACGTCTAGTAGGTCAGCGGCAGGCAATTTAGAAAGTTTCACGCCATTCATTATTGCTTGACCGTTAACATACGGCCAGAGATCAATAGCCCATTGGACTAGATTTCTGACCGCTCCGTAGGGCGTTCCGCGTATTCGCTAACCAACCATTCTGTAATAGAACCAAGTGTCTCAACAGAAATAATCTTGTCGGGGTCGTTAGTTAGTGATGTGAATCTTTCGGAACTTTCCGTGGTAAGTACCGTGTCAAAAAATTTAGTTACAATGGCAGCCGAGGTTGCTGGGTCTTCCGAGCCAGACCCTGCAACTAGGTCTAAAAGAAACTTCCCTTGAAGGGCCGTCTGACACTCAAAAGTTTCGCCAAACAGAGAGAAACTTAGGGGCTCATGGGAGGATTCTGGCGAACCAAAATCCTTAAATCGTGTTGTCATAATATGTTTTCTTCCTTTTTGTAGTTGACTTATGTTTGTGTGTCTTGTACTATGTTATCAGTTTTAAGTTGTCTGTGAGATACTTATTTGCCTTAGTTCCTGGATGCCTAACAGCTCTAACAAAAACTACGCTCCCTCTAGAGACAAATTTCAACGACTGTGCCCTATTGGGGTAAATCATGTGCGGCTTAGTTCCTTCGTGATGGGCCAAAGCATAGTTTTTCTTTGATCCAACTTTTATATACATTCCTCTGGCGCTTACAAAATATCTCATGTGGATAGAGGATCTTAAAGCACCTGTTCTTACCCCAACCTGACCTTTAGCCGCTACCTCTATCATGCGTCCTTTTTTTGTCAAATGTTTTCCTACGTCTCCTTCTGGAGCTTTTAACATTTTGTTCATAGGACCTTCATATAGAATTACTTTAGCCATTACGGGACCGCCATAGTAATAGTCATTACTGTGGTTTGAAATCCACCTTCCGGGGCGTCTGTCTCTACGGTAGCAATAACACCTAGCCCCGGGTAGGCCTCGGTCCAGACATCAAGAGCAGATGCACCTTCCATAAGACACCATGCGTCATAGGCAACAAGCTCTGAGTAGGATTGAATATTTGCCGCCGAAGGGGCCTGACCTCCTGGGCCAACCGTAGGTACCTTACGAGAAACCCTGACATGAAGTGTCGCACTTCTTGGGTCTTTACACCTTTTTGGCTCTGTAGCTTCATCGCCTGGGTACCCAAGGTACAGTTGAATAAAAGACACAACTAGTTGTTCACAATCTACCGCAGGCTCACCTAGGGTCCAGTATCTACGCTCAGGAATAGGCATAGAGAAGTGTTCATAAACAACAATAACTCTGTTTAATACTTCGGACATCATAGATGCTAAAGGTTTAGCATCTTGAGATATTGCGGATAAATCAATGTCAATTGCCATAAATCATCATTCCTTAAGTGTCTCTAGATTGTTACGATGGGACTAATTCTATCACCAAGTTGAAGCACAACATTGCTTGTCATAAGGTTTACAACCTCGTCCACGCTAGAACCACTGAGACTTGGGCGGGTAGCGTAAATGTCTAATACGCCTGGGTCTCTAGGTCCAATAATTCCGAGAGTGTCCCTATACTCCGCACCAATGGTAATTGTTCCGGACGTATCATCGTAGTTAACAAGATTAGAATCTAGTGTTACTTGCTTTTCATTGTAGTAATCTGTTACCACCGCTGATACCACCCAGTTCGGATCTTCTTGGAGAAACTCTGAGTTAATTTCAGAAAGAAACACACGGAGAGATCCACCATCAGGAGTGACAAACAGGTCAAAAGAACTTACAGGAACGAAGGGTGGTTTTGGTGTAATTCTTCTGGCCCTAGGAGTGTCAGGGGTAAATACTCTTGCTCTTGCTCTAGCATTGTCTGGGTTAGCGGCCTTTAGGAACAGGTCAATTGTGTAGATACCGGTTCTACCAGACTCAATAAAATCTTGCTGATCTAGAACAGTATAAGAAACTCCCTGACGGTTCACGCTGGTTACACGCTGCGGAAGGGCACAGGTATCGTCACCTTCATAATACTTAATAAGCTCTAGAGCAAATAAACGGGCAGCTGCCCGTCCTGCAGAGGGGGGAGGGGTTCCATATGTATATGTTATCTCAACATTCGATGAATTCCAACTAGTGGATGGAGAGCCGTACATAGTAGAGTGTTCAGCTAGAAAGTAATTTTTAGGGTCAATAATGTTTCCGTACATGTCACGAACTACATGTATCTTTAACACTTTTCTTCCTCTAAGTCGGACTCTTGTCAGAGAAGAAGCTCCATCACCCAAGAAGTCGTTACCAACCATACGGTTGTTGTGACCGACAGGAACGTTTGTAACAGAACCAGAGACAAGAATAGGACGGTATGAGGATGCAGAACCGATTGTCCTTAGGTACGAATCAAACTGAGACACATATCGCTCTGTTACGGTAGTTATTCCAGTAAATTTTCTTCCGGAAAGCGCCCACAATATGTATGATGCCGTCTTACAGGCATCGTAAGCGTACGTAGAGTCCTGAAAAACACCAAGCTCTTCTACGTTCACCCAAAGTTTGTCCGCTACCATTTAAGTGTCTACCTATCTTCTTTATGCATTTCGGAAAGGAGAACGTACAATTCTTCAAAAAGATTAGCATTTACAGTGTATGCTACTTTAACTTCCTCTATAAATGCTCTACGCTCATCTTCTGTCCAAGACACATTGTTTAGCAAATTTTTATATGTTTTCCTGTAGTGGAAAATATCTCCGATAGCGCTGAAGTCGTAGCAAGTCAAGGATTCAGGGCTCATATCGTACTTTTCAGATAGACACCTAGAAATTACCTGTCCTCCTATCATGTCCCCCATGTATCGGGTGTAGTGATAGGCCATAATTCTCTGAGGACTAGATCCTGCTTGGTAGACCGCCTCAATATATGCGGTTACTGCGGGAAGTCTGCTCGGGTCCACTACAGGATCTACACCATAAAAGGATAAATCACTGAATATTTTGTCTCTTCTGTCTAATTTTCTATGGTCAAACATGTTGAGTACAGGATCTTTACGATTCTTCATTAAAATGTCCTCGAGCATTACATACACCGGATACAACGCTCTTTGCCACTCAACGAAGGCAACAGGACTCCACAGACCTCCCATAATATTCTGGGCAAATCCACTGTCCTTAGACAGTTCGTGTGCATCAAATGTTTCGTGTTTCATTTGATCCACAAACTTTAAGTCAGACATATTTGGTCCTTACAGAATTAGTTAAAGGGCGGGTAACTACCCAAGTGTTAAACACTTTTGGAAGTCACCCGCCCTTCGAAAAAACTTATGCTACTGGGTCCTCATCAGACGGGACAATAAAGTCAACACTCTGATCTGGGTTGTACTCTTCACTGCCCGGTACGTTGAATGAGTCGTTTTCAGACCCAAAGATATCAGTAACTGCGTTGTAGCCTGCTTGACGAACTGAAGTACCTACCGGACTGACTGGTGCAGTTGGTACGTCTGCGTTGGTCTTTGCAAACCGAAATTGGCTTGCCGTAGGTACTGCAGTAATGATTTGAGTGCCATCAAATGGGCTCCCTACATCAGCTACTACCACTGTCTGTCCAACCGAATACTGATGCGGGGCGTCGGTAGTAAGTGTGGCAATATTAGATGTTAGTGACTTAGTAGTTACGCTAGCAGCAAGGTTTTTGTGCCAAGTGTAGAAGCCTCTAAGACCTACAGGTGCATATGTTGTACGAGCATACGAGTAAGAACGCTCTGTAGATACTGGGAACTCCCAGCGGCCATCAAGACCGTCTGCAAACAGATCGTTACCTAGGCCATAGCCCTCAAACGTAGTTGCAAGCATTCCGTTTTCAATCACACGGTCACCGGACTGGCGAAGGCGAGCATATGGGAATACCCAGTGGAAATATGGAAGTGAAGCAGAGCGACGACCATCTTTAATGGCAAATGACCAGCACTCAAGAGCAACACCACGACCTGTGGGGTCGTCCCCAACAGAGGGGGCAGCCCAACCAATACTCTTATTGTCGGGGGCAGCAAATGTTCCGAAGTTTTTACGGAGCAATAGACCGCCTGAAATCAATGCAGTTAGTTCTGAGTCGGGCTCACAGATGGCAAGTTCCATTGTGATCCGCTTCATGGTGTCAGGAGCCTTGTAAGAGACGCAAACTGTTCCGTCCGCAGACTTCTCAACAATTTCGTCACCTTCTTCATACTCAGGGGTGAAAGATACGCGCATAAACGCTGAGGTGGTGTACGAGTCGCCTGCTCCGTTGAGTAGACTACCAGCGGAGTCTAGGCGGGTAACTCGAATCGACACACCCTGTACGCTTGCCGCAAAGTCTTGTGTGGCCATTCTTTATTTCTCCTTAATA